TTGTAGAGACAAGATACCGTTGTAATAATGAGGTTGAAGAAAAGGTTTGTGGTAACATTATGGAAGCAAGTGTTAACCTACAGAACATTCAACCATACCGTGAAGAAGAAGTTAGTCCAGAAATTCAATTGACTGACAAGATTATGATTAAGATGAAGTACCCTGAGTTTGGTATCATCAAAGATTCTCTCAACATGGAAGATATTACTGAGGTGACTTTCAACTTGATTTCAGAAAGTATCGAACACATTTATGACGGCGATCAATTCTATTATGCACATGAGGCCGAACCTGGTGAAATGTTGGAGTTTGTTGAAGGTCTGAATCAGGCTCAATTTGAAAAGGTTGAACACTTCTTTAATAACTTACCAAAGTTAAAAGAAACGGTTGAGATGACTTGTAGTAAATGTGGTTTTTATCATAAAATTGACGTAGAAGGTCTCGAAAATTTTTTCGGTTGACGCTGCGTCACGATAACTTGAGGAATTATTACAAAACTAATTTCTCTTTGATGCAGCATCACAAATACAGTTTGACGGAGTTAGAAGCTATGTTGCCATGGGAAAGAGATATCTATGTCTCTATGTTGATTCAGTATATTGAGGAAGAAAATCAAAAAATAAGAGAACGACAAAAGAGATAAATGGCAAGAGACACCAGTAAGGATGTTACTCATCAACAATCGATGAGTAAATTGTCCGAAAAATCAAAACAAACTTCAGCTTCATTGCTGAATTCCACCAAGGCCACACCTAAGGCTCTTGCGGATAGTGGCGAAATGGATGGAGTTCTTGGTCAAATCTACCAATTGATGGTTGATAATCGCAAAGATGAATTGGCTCAAAGAGTAATAGAAGAAAAATATAAAAAAACTGATACAGGAAAAGAAGAACAACGCCACCAAGAATTGTTGAAGGCATTAACGGTTCGTAGAAGACCAAAGCCTAAGAGAGTCATTCGCCGTGAGAAGAAGGCGGAAGAAAAAGAGGCAGCTAAACCAACTGAACCAGCTAAGCCAACTGCGCCGGCCAAAAAGCCAGCAGAAACGGCTAAGAAACCACCTGAGCCGGCTAAGAAGCCACCTGAGCCGGCTAAGAAGCCACCTGAGCCGGCTAAGAAGCCAGCAGAACCAGCTAAGAAGCCAGCAGAAGATACTGCTAAAAAGGCTGCTGAAGATAAAGCCAAGAAAGCTGCTGAAGATAAAGCTAAAAAAGAATCCGAAGATAGAGCTAAAAAGGCTGCTGAAGATAAGGCTAAACGGGAAGCTGATGATAGAGCTAAAAAGGCTGCTGAAGATAAAGCCAAAAGGGCTGCTGAAGATAAAGCTAAACGGGAAGCTGATGATAGAGCCAAGAAAACTGCCGAACAGGTTAAACCGCCAGAGGTCAAACCACCACCAAAAGCGGAACAGGTTAAACCGCCAGAGGTCAAACCACCACCAAAAGCGGAAGCTGCACCTGCAGCACCAAAGCCAGCTCAAGTAAAACCGCCACCTACAGCTGCCGCTGTGAGTAAAGCTGCTTTATCAGGTAAAGCCCTTAAAGTGGCTGTTGCTTTGGGTGCCTTGGGAATTACTAGTAAATCTGCTATTGGTGCAATTATTTCGACTTCAGCAAAAGAATCTGGATTGGATCCTTTCAAACCGGAAGATGGTGCAAAAAAATGGGGTGTATCACTAGAAACAAGAGGAGTTGATTATCTTTATTTAAAATTTCCACAATTAGCTCCTGGTGGCCGTGTTGCAAAAGAATTGAATATGCCAAATGGAGTTTCGGCCGATTACATTCGTCAAGTTATGGCTAAAGGTGATGAAGCATGGTTCACTTTAGTATATCCTGGTGGAGCCGATGCATACAAATATAGGGGTCGAGGCCTGATTCAAATAACTGGCAAAGGTGTTTACAAAGCTGTTGGTGATATTATTGGAATTGATCTTGTAAAAGATCCTGATGCAATAACGAGAGATTTTGATACAGCTGCAAAAGCAACCGGTGCTTATCTAATGAATTCAATTGGCCGTGGCGATTCAAAAAAAGGTTTAGCTGCACTAAATGGTTTGACTGATGAGAAGGAAGCTTTAAAAGTTGTGATAGCCAATGTGGCTAGAGGTGGTGCCGGTGCAGATAAAGAAAAAATTGATAAGATGTTTGATCCATCTACAAATCTTGGTAAAACAACAGCATCACAATTGAAAGCTGCAAGTGAATATTCACAATTAGGTTCAGATGCGGCCAGTGGTAAAAAAATAGACGAATCATCCAAAGAAAATGCAGACCTCAAAGAAAAGTTAAATAAAGATAAATCAACTCAAACAACGAACAACACCACTACGACAAACAACCAAACAAACAATGTTAAACCTGAACAAAGGGTTGATGATAGACCACCTCATGTAAGAAAGCAACAACAATAAAATGGCTACAGATAATAAAATGTCATATCAGATGGCTGCGAGGTTGAAAAATCAACCTCTTGGTTCCGTTATTGCTGACCAACTTATCTCTGGCGAGGGATATGGTGCATCAATTGGTAAAGCTATTGGTTTAAAAACAAAAGCCAGAGTTACCAGACTTAAAGCCAAATTTGATCCGTTGAACATTGCAAAATTTATGACAGGTGGATCTAGATTGGGTCCTGCAATTCTTGGTAAAATGACAGGTCGTTCCAGAAAAGATATTGAATACTTCACGGGCCGTGCAAGACCCGTTTCAACTTCAACCAAAATTGGTAAACTGGAAAAAGATGGCGACGGTGGTTCTTCTGGTATGGATGAAATGTTGAATAAGATTTATGATTTTATGAAGCAGAACCGTGAAGAAGATATTGTGGCCAGACAAAAACAGAATAATTTTGCTGAAGAAAAATTAATGGAATCTGAAAGAACTGCCGACAGAAGGCACAAAGATTTATTAAAAGCAATAGAACAACTGAAAAAAGATTTGGTACCTGTGCAAACAGCCGAAAAAGTATCAGAAGAAGGATCATCCATATTAGGTGATCTGGCTGATATGAAAAGAGTGTATGATGTATTGAAGTCTGCTGGTGGATGGTTAATGACAGTTATGAGTGGACCACTTGGTCTTGCTTCAAGCATTGCTGCTCTCATATTAACACCATTTGCATTATCATCAATTGAAAAAGATAAAATAGACAAAGACCCATATGCAAAAGAATATGATAACAATGCTTATGCTCTAAGTGTTAGAAGTAAACGTGAAGGCGGCAATCTTACAGAAGGACAAGCAGCTGCACAATTACAACAAAAAGCACTTAAACAAGTACCAAGAAGAACTGTTGAGGATTTTATTAAATCTGATTTAACAGATAAGGAATTGATACAAGAATTAGGTGCCGATAGAGAAGGCCTGAAAAACTGGTTGGCTGAAAATCCTGAAAAAGCAATGTATCAGGTACCAATGGCTGGTATGCAAACTCAACAATCCAAAACACCGCCAGCACCTGCATCTTCACCTGCTGGAGAAACCGGTGGTGCACCAACAGCAACTCCTATGACACCTGAGAGTGGTGGTGGAACTATGCCTTTGTCTGCACCCTCCGCATCTATGGCGACACCGGAGACTGTTCCAAACATGGGCCAACAACTGGCTTCTGTTATGGGTCAGAATACCGATATGAAATTGGCTGATTTTGCCGGACCACTAGAATCTGTGGTTAACAATCTAAACTCACTCAATAAATCCACAACAACAGGCAAATCAGCATTACCCGCTGTTCGTAATCTGGAAGATACCTTCCAAAGAATGATTATGAATTCAACACGGGTAGTATAAACAAAAAACCCCGCACTAGGCGGGGTCTAAACTTTTATTAAAAGAGTTTAATCTTCTTCGGCCAACTTGCTGAAGTATGCCATATCATCGTCATCTGTGCCAACAAGATCAACTGGTGCCTTTTTAGGTGCAGCCTTTGCTTGTTCCACAGTTGTGCGAGCTCTTGGACCACCATCTTCATCAATACTGGTTGTGATACCAAGTACTTTGTCGAGGCGAGTCTTCAAAGAATCATATGGTTTGAATTCTTTGTCAGCAACCAACTCCAATAATGAAGCTTGTGACTTCCAAATCTTTTCAAGTGCGTCATCATCATTCAACAATGGTGATGCAGATTCGAATTCAGACTTATCATAGTTTTGATAGCCTTCAACTTTACGAATCTTCAATTTGAAGTTAGCACCAGTCCACATATCAAATGGGTTGATTGCTGTTTCATCTTCAAACGCAGGGTTCATTGCCTCAGTAATCTTATCAAAGATTTTCTTACCGAACTTGAACAATTTAACTTGCCCTTCGTTCTCAGGATGCTTTGGATCACTTACGATGTACACGTTAGCAATGTAATTGAGTTTACGCTTTTGTTTGCGTACAATCTCTTTGTTGGCTTCTACACCAGAATTCCACAAACGATTGTTGTGTTCACACACGGGACATTGCTGATTCTTGGTTGTCAAGCAGTTGTCAATAAGCCAACCACCAGGACCTTGAAAGCCATGTGAGAAGATTTTGACCCATGGAAGGCCATCATCACCGTCTTGTGGAGATGCAGGAAGAAAACGGATAGTTGCCATGCCGTTACCTGCTTTGTCAACCTCTGGTCGCCAGAAGTTTTCTTTGTCAGATGCACCTTCAGTTGATGCATTGAGTTGTTCAATCGCCTTGGTTAGCTTGTCCAAATTACCAGACGATTTTTTAAGTTTAGAGAAATCTACCATAATTTACCTTTCGTATTAACGGAGTATAGTGTATAAACGGATTATCCACATGATGCATTATATAACATTATTTAGGCGTTGTCAAAAGTAAAGTTTCAACATTGCCAAGGTGTTAGGCACATCCCTATGCCAGATTGCATGACCACCTGCTATACGCCAATCAGTAATGACACTTTCGGTATCATCAATGATGAGGGTGTCCTCTCTGGCATATTCTTTCTTTAGTTGTTTACCCGGTACAAAATTACGTTTGAATGTAATTCCGTGGGAGTTCAACCAAATCTCTTTTTGTTTTGAAATGTTTTCGTGACTGTCTTGTCGAGCAGTCGATGAAAGTATCTCTGTCGGCACTGGTGCATTTCGTAAAAACTCCAGTAATTCACTAGCGTGTGGCATCATTTCAAGTGTTTCAAAGTTTTGCCCATGAATGAATTGATTGAACAGATTAAATTGTTTTTTGTCCCGAATTTGGTCTGGACTCTCATTGAATAGTTTTTTGTAACGGGCAACAAAGTCGCATATTACACCATCCATATCCAGATAGATGCAAGAAATTTTTAGTTTACTCATATTATTTCCAGTGAAATGGGCACTTGGCCTGTTTTTTCTCGGCTGTAGTTTTCTTAGCTCTCATCATTTTAGTTAGACCATTATGAAAGAAATATTTAAATGGTTTGATTTTGACTTTCTTAACATCATCAACCACTTCATACCTCAATTCAACATCCTCATCAGTTAGTGGTATAAATTTTGCAAGTGGACTACCAGCCCTAATCATTATTTCTTTGTTACCTTGGTTCTTATTGACCATCAAAAAAACATTTGTGGTTGTCTGATTATAGAAGTCTGTGATACCAGGTGTAATTGAATAACAATCTGAATTGACAGCAAAAACATTTTGAGTCATAAGAAACTTAATGTCTCTATTGCAAGTAAATTCCCATGGAGATTCCATTTTAAATATGTGGTATAAATCCAATGCTCCCGCAGATTGTTCATCTTCATGGTAAGCAATTCGGTTATCAGCCGAAGCAATGGCTCGAGCATTACCATCATGCATTACAATTGAATATTCTGCCCACATGGGTACAATAAAACCATAATTATTAAAATTATTGATGCCATAACAAGAACGTATTGTTGATTGCTTTTCTGGAGCATTGTCAACAAACGGACTATTTCTTTTGTCTAGTTTTTGAAACTTTGATTCTAATGTTTTGTAATAAGGAGGATAATTTTTATTGGATTCAACAACTGGAAACA